TTTAACCTTGTTGGTTATTGCAGCATGGTTAAATCTTATTTTAAAATAACTACAAGGGGTTTCACGACCCCTTTTTTTATGGCATGGATATATTTAAATTTTCTGTCTGTGCAGTATTATCATCAATTCTTTGAGTTGATTCATCATAAATCATAATCTCTTTGAAGTCATCTAAGAACTGTTGTAAGTATCCTCTTTTTAGAACAAATATATTTCTCTTCTCTTCATTTCTTATAGTCTCGTATTCATAATTAGATATTGCATTTACTGGATTATCAATACTTGAAACATTAGTTCCGAGTTTTGTTAAATCATTTGTATATGTGATACCACCATCATAATATGCTATTTTAAAATCTTGATTAACTCTTTTTCCTTTCTCAAGTATTATCTTACCACTTGTATCTTTGACTTGTTTTGTTTCATAGAATTTAATATCAGTTAGACCACTCAATCCATATTTGGTTACTGAGTATTCATATAGATCTTGATTTGATAAAGGCCATTCATCACGAATGTTAACAATACCTGCACATACAACTACAACATAGTCAAGACCATCACTACCATATAATTCTTCTGCAACATTATCTGGACGAAATCCTTCTGGTATCTCATACTTATCAAATAGTGTGATAATACTTTGTAAATCTTCTCTTAGTTTGACACGACGAAATAAATTCTTTGCATCAACATAATCAAGTGATGAGTTCTTATCACTTAGAAAAGAAGGGTAGCGTAATGTTGGTAACTCTCTGAAATATCCCATGTTAGAATCCTACTGAATTATCACTATCTTTATAATCAACATCATAAATTGGTTCAATCTCTTTGAATGTCATATCCATTTGCATTGATATTGGTGTTGCATCATCATATGTAGTATGAAGTCCTTCTGCTGTATAGTTAACAGAAAAGTCTGTTAAGAAACACTGTTTAAATTTATGTAGAAATGGATGATCACGATTTCCCTTACGATATCTTAACTCAAAGATGTTTGGTGATTTTAAAAATATAGATGACCCACTGAACTCTCCTCCTTCAGTATTTGCTTTGGGGGCCATGTTTTGTTTGAATGATCTAATTATTAATTTGCATTGCCTTGCTTCTTCTTGACTACGAGGTGTCATCTTGAATGAAAATCTAAAACTTCTTAGAGATGGTTTATCAAATAACAATTCAAGGTTAGGATTAAATACCTGTCCACTTGATCTTGCTAAGAGATCTGATGTAGACACATTTGCACCGAATACTCCAAGTGCTGCTGATGTAAGTTTTGCATTAAGTCCTGTTTGTGCAGCATTAATTAAACCCGGAGCATCACCAACAATTTTATCTATACCTGCTTTTGCGTTTGGTAGGAGATTTTCCATTGCCTTACTATCACCTTGTAATCTATCACTTACTGCTCCACCAACATCTGTCATCGCACCTTGTATTGCACCAGCAGCAGCACCTGCAAGGGTGTTCATTTCACTATCACCATACTGAACACTATTACTATCTTGCACTTGTGATGGTACTTGTAATAATATAGATCCGTCATTTATAACTGCTTTTCTTGCAAGTGAACCTGAAGTAGTACGACCTACTGCACGATTTAAAGTATTTGCTGCTGATCCAGTTGGTCTTATTATCTGGTTAGGTGGTCTTTTAAATTCTATAATATCAATCTGTAAATAATCAGTTGTACCTGTTAATGCTTCTAAAGGATATCTCAGTACACCACCACGACGCTGAGACTTTGCAGATGCTTGACCTCTTGATGATATGTTTTTTTGACTATCTCTTCTTTGATCAAATTGCTTTGGATCAACTTTGTTTATTGTACTCGAACTTTTCTCAACTCCCCCATTAAATGCAGATCCTCTTATATTAGTATTTGAATTTGGATTTACATAAGGAGTTCCACTTCTTCTTTTAGCACCACTACCTCTAGTTCCTCTTGCCATATCGACCTTATTTTTTAACTATTTAGACGCATTCTACCGAAGGGTAAAGCCTGAAGGTCTGTAATCTCTTCAGGATAGACACGATATGTGTTTCCAATTACATTTGAAAAGGAGTAAGATCGTGCTTCACCATGATGAAAATTAGTTCCACGAAATCCCCATGAGTATACATCTGTGACTGCAACTAAAGGGTTTGCATCATATCTACCACTTGATGATGGTGAGTATGAAAACATAAAAAATTGACCTGCTTGTGGAGCAGATACACTGTCACTAATGACTTCTTCAATTTCGACCATTAATTCATCAGGATCTTCAATTCCGATTAAACGATCTAATACTGGACTAATACGATTCATTTGATTCCGAGTTCATCCTCTGTCATGACCTTAAATTCATACAAACGATCCTTACAATAATCAACTGCTGCATGCCATTTTGCTTGGTTGCGAGCATATTCATATGCTTCACGAAGGTATCCTTTTGTTTGTCTTTTTGGTTTAACAGGGGGTTTAAGTTGTTTTTTAGGTTTGACTTCGATAATATATTTTTTTATTTTACCGGTAGTCTCCTTCAGTTTAACATAAAAATCTGGAAAATACCTATGGATACGATTATCAATTGGAGAACGATATGGTATTACGATCTCTTCACTGCCCCATTCAAGTATATTCTCGTTCAAATCACAGTAAACCATGAATTTTCGCTCCCAAAGTGAACGATAAATGATGTTTGATGGATTACCTTTGTACTTTCGCGGGTGTGATGGTGAATATCTCCCTTTATATGACATAAATAATACTATAGTAAAATCATATAGGTATTTAGTGTGAGTTTTGTACAGAAAATCACAATGAGTGATGCCAAAGTCAAATTTGGTAGTTTATCGTTAAATAATCAATATCAAGTTCACTTTGCTGGTATTAATGGTAATGTAATTAATTTTCTTAAATTTGATAAGAGAATTGATAATGCTCAAGACTTTATCAGTCGTGAGGCTGGTATTCTTTGTAATGATGCAACACTACCTGCAACTGCGTATGCAACAGCAGAAGTGAAAGATAATTTTATGGGTGTTCCTCAAGAATATGCTCATACAAGAATCTATACAGATATTGACTTTACATTCTATGTTGATGAGGATTATACATTATTGAATATATTTGAAGGTTGGATGGATTTTATATCTAGTGGTGCTGAAAGAGAGGTTGCTGATTTCCAAAAACCATTCTATCGTAGAATGAGATATCCTGATTCATATAAGTGTGATACAATGTTTATCACAAAGTTTGAGAAAAATATGAAAAGAAAATTGAGATATCAATTCATCAATACATTCCCTAAATCAATATCACCCATCCCAGTTACATATGGAGCAGCAGACTTGATGAAAGTTACGGTTAGTTTCAATTATGACCGCTATATAGTTGCGAACGACATAAAATCGTGATATAATGCTAAATAAAACACTGAATTAAATAATTATGCCTTTACCAAAGATTAGTACTCCAACTTATGAATTGGTGTTGCCATCGAATAATAAGAAAGTCAAGTATCGTCCATTTCTAGTTCGTGAAGAAAAAATATTAATACTCGCACTCGAATCAAATGATTCCAAGCAAGTAAGTGATGCAATTGTAGAGATTCTTACATCATGTATATTAACTAAAAACATTGATGTGACAACTCTACCTACATTTGATATTGAATATCTATTTTTAAATGTACGATCAAAGTCTGTAGGTGAAACTGTTGAAGTGAATGTGACTTGCCCTGATGATGGTGTGACTGCTGTAGAACTTGCCATCAATATTGACGCAATCAAAGTCAAAAAAACAAAAGGTCATAATAATATTATTAAACTTGATGATAAGTACTTTATGAAATTGAAGTATCCATCTATGAAGCAATTTATAGAGAATAACTTTGATGTTGAAGAAACAAATGTGAATCAATCATTGAGCATGCTTTCTGGTTGTATTGATATGGTTTATGATGAAGAGGAAAGTTGGGAGGCAGACGACTGTACTCAAGAAGAATTAGATGGTTTTATTGATCAGTTGAACACCAAACAATTTAAAGATGTTGAAAAGTTTTTTGATTCAATGCCTAAATTAACTCATAAGATAAAGGTAAAGAATCCACAAACTGGAGTTGAATCAGATGTTGTATTGGAGGGTCTAGCTGCTTTTTTCAGCTAGGTATGGCCCACACGAATCTGGAGTCATACTATAAAATTAATT